CTCTTGCCAGTTTTGTAGTCTAGGATTTGAAAGTATTTTTCACCCTCCTTTGCTATAACATCTACAGTGCCCTTAATCGACAAGTATCCTGAAAGCTTTTTACCCCCAACTTCATAATCGTACTTTGCCCAGTCTTTCTTTATCTCAATATCAAAATATTGCTCAGTTGCAAAAATATCTTGATTTCTTGGATCTAATTCTCCATTTTTATGAGATATTGCTTTGTAAGTCCAGTTAGTACACGTTCGTAAATCTTTATCTTCTAAAACTACTTCACCCTTTTCTACCTCCGCGTAGTAATCAAAACATAATTTTACAATATAGTCAATGTCATCACACTGTTCGAACGTTAAATCAATTAAGTCGTCATTTACAACCTTATCCTCGCCACGACTCATGGCTAATTTTTTATCGCCAAGAATTTGTAAAGCTCTGTGAACTATTGTTCCAAGAACAGCCTTTTTATTGGTTTTGTCTTTATAGCCCAAAACATATTGAAAAAAATACTTCATTTCACAAAACTCCATCGTCCCTGCTGAGGAGCTACGTAAATAGCAAACTATCATATTCTACCTCGCACTAGTGGTTCCAAGACGCTTATTAAAGCTCCTTATTTTTTTAGTAAACCCCATATCAACAACGATATCTAAAAATGAACCACATAACTGATCTACTGTCATGTCTCTATTATCAATTACCGCATCAAAACCTTCATAATTATCCATATCAATTTCTGAACTGTGATTGCTATTGTAAACATCTCTTTTTAAACCAATCACAACACCTCCAGCTTTTTTAATAGCCTCAGCTTCGCTAACAAAGCGACAGTCTGATATAATAGCAATTGGAGAATTATCGTACTTGATTCTATTTAAACAGTTATCAACCCAAACATCTTTGTTGATTTTCCTCATTATCTCGGTGCCGAAATACTGCATGAATTCGCGTGCTGTCATTGGTCCATTTTCCCTTACCGTCCGACCCATGAACTCACCTCTTTTGATTATCTTGTTTATATCACCTTGTGTGCCAGCACCCCACCCATCAATAAAACCATAGATATCTTTGTGGGTCATTACTCCCGGCATGTCCTCCCACATAATATCTGTTAAGCTATTTTTATTACTGTCTAAACCATAAACTTGCTCATATGACAATCCAAATAGGTTTATACATATTTCTTTAAGAGAGTCTGCAAAGTTATAACCTTTGACTAAAGGCCAAATAAACTTTTGGGCATAATTAATAAAATCTTCTGACTGTTGCCATAAATCGAAAACTGCCGTCCCCTCTTCTTCTTTACCGTTTTCATCAAACTGAACGTAATTAACAACAAGGTTGCCAAATTCATTTATAGAAAAGTCCTGCACCACATCGTGCAATTTCATTTCATGTCCATGTATAAAGTTTGACAAAGTACTTTTACCGCTCTGTTTTTTACCGGCAATAGCAATTATTTGAGTCATGCTTCTATCCTTTTTAATAGTGTGTTAGAATAAACCTTTAATCTGAGGTTTTATAATTTCGTTGATTTCTTCTGTTGTCATATCACCAACGTCGCATGTCGGAGTAACAACATCATAAACATTAAAAGATAGCTTTAGTTTATCTCTTGCTTTTGATCTGCAAACACCACCAGCGTCATCATTGTCTGTCATGATAACTATGTTTAAAGCCCCACTTTTCTGAAGCAGGAAAACTTGAGAGTCAGAAATGTTAGAACCAAATATGCCAACAGCATTTTTTATTCCAGCCTCGTAAAGTCTAATAACATCTCCCTGCCCCTCTACTAGTATTATAGTACTGGTGCGGCTAATATTGCTCAACACTTTTCCATAATTGTACAAATAACTGGCTTTATTAAACCCCTTTTTGTTAACCCATTTTTTTACGTCGTTAGAGATTGTCCTACCGACGCAACCGATCATAAACTCATCAGACTCATCATAAACTGGAAAAACAGCTCTATTGTACATTTCTGACCTAGAGTCCTTACAAACTCCAACATCAAAATGATCTAGAGCCTCAGGAGAATAACCTCGGTCAAGATAGTATTGGCATGGGAATACAAGCCTGCTCCTGACCTGCGATCTATCATATTTACCCTTAGTTTTTGTTTTTGAGTTTGCTGCCAATATGGAGGACAAAGTATCTCGTTTGTTAGAAAATTTAGAAAAGTCTCCGTCAACATCCTTTACAAAATCTTCACAAAAAGACAAGACTTTAGTGAATGGCACTTGATCGCCATTCTTGAGGGACATTAGCTTACCGATAAGAGCTATAATATCATTGCCATCCTCATGACACCGCTTTGTATTACAAAACCAAGTTCCGTAAAAGACATCGTCGTGATCGATATTGATATTGAAAGCTGTGTGGTTATCGCCCTGATGGACTGGGCAGGCAGATGTTATTTTAAGATCGCCGTGAAAGCAATCGTAAATTTCAAAAAAATTTAATAAGTCAGAAATTCGGGTCATCAGCTTCAGCTTCAGCTGAAGCATCTTCTGCGTCTGGTATTCCTTTGTATTCGTCTTTAGCATTTTTATTTATCTCCCGTATTGTTCCTAATTCTGTGACTCTAGCAAATTCTCCATCCATTTTTAAACATATGTATCCCTCATCTTCCATTCCGGGACCGTGACGAGATACGATTGGTATTAATTTTTTGTCACCATTTAGAATGCCGTCAGCAGCCTTCTCGTCCTCAGTCTTGTTTTTGAAAATTGAGAAACTCGTACAAAGCCACACAAGCCTATCTGAGCCGCTTACAACATCGGTACTCTCCTTTGTCTCGCCATCTCTATTTAGCTGTACAAAAGCCAAACAGGCGACGTCGTGTTCAACACAGAAGTTATGTAGCTGTGTTATCTGGAACCCAAGAACTTGAAACTCGGCTAGGTTGCTGCTAATACTAGCCGCGCTCATTAACTTTAAGTAGTCATAGATTATTAAACAATCATTAAGTCTACCGTTCTCGTCATATCCAACATTTTTAAGAATCCACCTTCTAGCAATAGAAATTGTTTCTTCAAATGGTTTACCGGCGATGCTAATATACTCATATGGTATATCATTTATTTCTTGTACCGCTTGGTTAACTTTGTCAATTTTATCTGGATCGTCAGCAAATGCCCCGGTAGCTATATCATTAATTTCTACACCGCTAATATTTGCTAAAATTCTATTCCAATGATCTTCCTTGCCCATCTCTGTATCCAACATTAAGACAGGAGTCTTCAATTCTTTAGAGACGTGCATAGCCACCTCATCAGCGAGTAATGACTTCCCAGTATTGTGCGTTACGACATAGTTGTCCGTCATAAACAAACCATCGTTTTCAGATAAAGTTAAGCATCTGGCATTATCATTGCCTACTTTTTCTATGCTGGATATTACCCTTTTCGTTAAGCTATTTGTTCTTTTAGTAAATGCATCCTTCTTTCTTTTAAGCCTGAACGGATTCACACCTTCTGGAAGCCTAATCTCACACCTGTATGACTGGAAACTCTTACCGTTACATTTTGTAGAACATTTGTTAATTGAGCAAAGCCCACCAAGTGATTGTACGATCTCTTTTACGTCTTCACATAATTGTAAAGATACTGATCCAAATCTGGTTCTTGATTTATTGGTTTTCCTATCAATAGTACAATCGCCGTCAGTATCTAGCAAACCGGCTAAAACAGCCAATCTTACTTCTTGTGTGTTGTATATGTATTTTTTTGGCACAAATTTGCTGTAACAATTATGCCCAAAGATTCCAGACTCACGTAGTTGGTCTTGAAATGAGTTAATCCTATATGAAGTGCATTTATTTCCTTCTACATGGCTATCAATCTTTACATCCAATCCTAAAGATTCTGCATACGAACTCATGTAGGTGTGAATTTCTTCGTCAGCTGTGTGATAAACGCAAGTGTTATTACCTACAGACCCGTCACCTAAAAGAACTCCCAAAGCATATGGGTCTATAGTAACATCCTGCTGCTCAAACTCGACAGGGTCAGGAAGTGGGACAGACCATTTGGATCGACCTTGATTACCATATGTGATATCATCAATCAATTCCTTTGTGGTTTTTAACTGCTCCTTCTGACCTCCGTACATTAAGTTAACATGCCAAATATGGTCCTCGCAACAATCGACAAAATCACCATCTTTAAAAGATATTCGATATATGTCAACACCCTTGTGTGGCCAAACCTCTGTTACGGTTGTCTCGCCCTTTGTCGGATGAAGAACTTTATCACCAACCATAACGTCTTCAATTTTTACTGGGCCGGTAGATTTATATACCAAAGATCCGTCACGAAGAGCTTTTGGCCTTGCAGCTATCAAGTCAACACACTTTCGCCTAAGACCACCACCGATAGCCTTGTCGTAAATTGAAAACCCGGTAGATAGTCCAATACTCTGAGATTTATTGTTTTTCACATGCTCGATATATTCTTCCAGTGAATCACCCAGTTTAGTCGGGGTGTTATTGTCTTCACGAGTATATGACATGCAGATATCCTGAATGGGTTTTTCTGCTATGGATAAAATTTCTGTAATGCTTTCGTCTCCAGAAATATCATCCAACCCCCTATAAATATCTCTTAGCTCATTCTGGACATTTCTAGCAAATTGAAGTCTTCTTATTTTAGCCGCATGAAGCCTAACGTTTTCTATGTCGATAGGTGTATTTATTACCCCGTTGACATGTTGCATTACGTCTTGGCGTTCGATGTATTCGCTAAGTCCTAACCCCTTTGCTGATGAAAGTATTTCAGTGAAACCAATTTTTTCACTTTTCTTAACCGCGTCTTCTACACATTTAAATAAAACCTTATTATGGTCTAGAGTAAAAGTGTCTTCATCAATCAACATCTCAACATCAATGAAACAGTCTATACCGTGGCTAAATATACCAGCCAGAACAGCTCTTTCAGAGGCAATATTTTTCAAAGCACTTTCTTTTGGCATTTATGACCCCTTCCCGTAACGCTTGCTTACACACTTGTCACACACAAAAATATCTTTTTTAAAAATTGGATTTATTGAAACTTGTTTATGGCAAGATGTACATTCAATATCTATTGTAGAGTAAGCTCTTCTATTTCTTTTTGTTGGCTTGATATCGTCTTTAATGTTGTCATAACCTTCCGGCTTCTCAATTTCTATATCTCCCATATCTTCGAACTTATTACCACTCCAAACTGGCTTTTTTGACTCAACTGGTTTAACTTGGAATTCATTCTCAAAGCTCTGGATGTTTGGTGGTGTTTTTTCTTGGGTTACTTCTTCTTTTTTTGCTTTTGGTTCATCCACACACTCAACTCCCAAACCACTAGCGACATCCCTAGCGGCCTGAATCAAATCCCTTGCTGAATCTAACATTTCTTGAATTAGTTCTTTACTCATGAAAAGCTCCTCTTTTTTCCTAAACTTTGTAATAAATCAACTCTTGTTTTGACGTCTTTGCACTGCTCTACAACTATGTTGTAAACTGAATCTAGTCTAATTCTACACTTTTCTAAATCTTGGGCGTATGGGGTATTACGGATTATTGATTGCTTAATAATTTCTTTTGGGGTGTAAGACCCTCCACTACTCACAGAGTATGCGTCCCACTTTTGACTAAACAAATAATCCATTGCGGCATTACACCAAGACAAATGGGATTTTAATTTATCAGCCTCTTTTTGTAGTGAGGATGCATAGTTCATTAAGCATATTGCGTTTGCATAACACTCTTCCGATGTAAGATCTAATAAAGCATTGTAACCCATCTTCAATATTAGGGCGTCTGTCGCGTCGTATTCTAAATTTGGAATATTATTCTCAACGCAATATTCGTCAACCCAAAGAATGAAAACATCTAAACCTTTTATCTTTTCTGCATAATCATACTTTTCCATTTATCTCTTTCGTTGTATGGTAGGATAAGAATATCTATATCGTTTAATTCACACCATTCAATTTTGTCGCGGTCTCTATTTTTGGACTTAAAAAAGTTGTACTTGTTCTTATGAAAGAAGTGACTATAGGTATAGTGTTGTTCTCCATGAACTTCAACAATCAAAGCTACTTCAGGTATATAAAAGTCAGCATAAAGAAGAGAGTTGCGACTTACTTTTTTAGATCCGGGAAGAGTTACCTCCTCGTAGATTGAATAGTTATTAAAATAGCTAGATATTAAAAGTCTTGCCTCTTTATGATAAGAGGACTTGTTAGACCTTGACCTTCTTGATTTATTTTTAGAGTAGTTGAACTTATGATCTTTACCGTCAAAACCAGTTACGTAGATCATTCTAAAACACTCTGAACCTTATCTAAAACTAATTTAAAAACGTCCGGTCGGGATTCAAGAAATTTGTAAAGATTTTCTTGTCCGTGAAACTTTGGAGCTTCCTCAAATTCATCAGTGCCAGCTAGGAAGTCTAGAGAATACCAAGCTCCGGATTTTTCAACAATAGAAAATGACTCGGCTAATTCTATGATTTCCTTGTTCTTGTCTATTCCTTTTCCAAATTTAATATGACTAACGCACTCTGTACCAGAAGCTCCCATGCTGGAGCAGCTAACCTTCCAGTGAACTAACTGCCCTATTTTTTTACTACTCTCTTCCCAGTTTTCAATCTTTGCGATATCCATTCTAGTGTCAGCCTGATATTGTACCATGACTCCGCAGTCTGGTATCTTTTGCTTTCCCCAGCCACTGGTATTGGTAATGTAATGAGTGATAATCAATACAATGATTCTATTCTTTACAACCGTTTGAGAGTTCTTTTTAATCCAGTGAGATAGAAGCTTGGGTAAACTAGCCCGGATTGATCCAGATGGGTCTTCATCGAGTTCAGCCCTCGGAACTAAAGAAGAGCAAGAGTCAATGACACATACAGCGCCTTTATTTTTTGGCATCTTAATCATGGACTCACATATCTTTAAGAAGTCTTCTGCTGATAGCTGTTCGCCATCATCTGGCCCATGCACGATCTGTATTTTTTCTAGATCTAAACCCTCAATACCAACCAAGTTGTAAGTTTTAAGCCGACTTTCTGCATCAATGTATATTACCGGACGGTCTTCGTCTTGGGCATTTTTACAAACCTGTAGACAACTTGTGCTTTTTCCAGTTTTAGGATCTCCACTAATAATTGTCCAGCTACCCTCTAAAAGCCCCCCATTCAACGCCAAATCAATCGCGGGGCTAACAGTTAACGCCTTCAGGTTTTGTTTTGAAGCTATTAGCTCTGTGCCATCAGATATAACTTTTCCAAACTCTTTCTGGATAGCTTTTTCATCGCTAAAATTTATTAATTTCTTTTTCTTGCTCATTATAATCCTCTCAATTTATTTTTACCAAACCCAAACGCTTTCATGGGTTTACTATCTTCAACTTTTTCGCTTTTGTCAAAACTTGTTTCGCTACGTTGTTTTTCAAACCTATCAATTATTTTTGCTAATTTAGGATCTTGTAGTTTATGTATAAACTTTGCCTCTTTAGACTTTACAGCTTTAATGATTGATTCAGCGTTATATTTCTTTAAAAGTCGGCCAGCCTGAATGACTTGCCCCTTATACGGCCCTGTGTACTTGGGGCTTGTCCAAAAACTTTCTGGACACCTTCCAGAATTAAAAGCTTCATTCCGCTTGTTGAACACCAACTCCGTTATGTAATTAGCTGGTGTAACATAACCCTCTTTAAACATTGACTTGTAAGGTCGTTTATCGGTTGCGGAATTTGTGGATGTGGTTTTGTTTTGCTTCACTGGCTCTCCTCGCCTTTTCTTGACTTTGTTTTTTTGTATCTCCAAGTTCGGAAGCTGTTTGAGTCATAACAACTGCTCCATACTTTTCGTTACGGCCAAAAAGCTTTGATGCTTTAATTGTGGTCGCCTCTTCTTTCATTTCTGCATCTGTTTGTTTGTAATGGGCCTCCACTAAAGAAATTGGTTGAATATTGGCAGACATGACCTCATCTAAAGACTTACCGTTTTTACAGTTTTGTTCCACCCAGAATTTCTCAAGGTCAGTAAGTGAGGATTTTTCCTCAGGAGTAGCATCTTGTTGCGACTCCATCTCCACCTCCACCTCCACCTTTGGAGTTACTGATTTTTTTACTGCGTTACTTTTTTGAGTTGTTGATTTTTTCTTAGGCATCTAGGTCTCTCCTACATAGTGTAAAGTATCTTGAATTTTTTTCTTGTAAATAACGAAGGTATAGTTTGGCCGCTTTAGCCCCAACCTTCTTTGGTTTTAAATCGTCGTAGTTTCTAAAGAATGTGTTTTCTCCTAGTGGGTTAACAAGTTCAGATTTATTAAACATTAAAAAGTATTTAGTTCCATGGTTTGTAATTACCTCCTTCATAAAAAACATACCGTCTTTATCGTCAACAACCTTTCCATCCTTATCGTACAGGATGGTTTGGCTTTCGACCTCTACTTTGTCTTCTTCTACGTAAAAGTTTTCACTCATCTAATATGTCCTTGATCCTTTTCATTTTATCGGCTAGTACGGACACAGACTCTATAAAAGATCCCGTGTTCTTTTTAAATTCTATCATGTTTGGTATACCAACTTCGTCAGCATGCTCTTTCGATAACGGTTCAAGAAAATACATTCCATCAGGACGTTGCTCTGATGTGTGTGTGGTTACTATTATAACAGCCTTATTACCCATTGTCAATGAACTTTCTCTTCTGAACCTCTGACATTTTGTTAATTTTTGAGTTCATCTCTTTTTTAGCCTCATTTAACGCTGTTTTTGTTTCATCTTTATTTTTCAGACTCCGCTCTTGTATCTCTTGCCTACCCAACTTCTTTGCGTTCCTATCGGCTATTTGACCAACGGTTGTTGCCTCCTGTGACACAAAAAAAGTTGGAGGAGAAAATATCTTAATCAATGTGTTTTTACCGCACTGATCACATTTTGTTAATGGTTCATCTTCATATTTTTGATAAATATCAGTAAAGTCTACCGCGCAATTCTCGCAGTGGTAATCATGTAATGGCATTATGTCTCCAAAGCTCTTAATACTTTTGCTATTAAATCATTTCTTTGTATGTCGTCGTGGTTTAGTTCACAAACGGCTATACCTTCTACTTCTCTAAGTTTGTTAATGCAGTTTTCAAGTCCGCTCCTACCCCTAGTCAAATCAGTCTGATTAATATCACCATTGATTATAACTTTAGAATTTTTACCCATTCTGGTTATAAACATCTTGATTTGTTCAAATGTGCAATTCTGAGCCTCATCAAGAATCATACAACAGTTGTGAAAAGTCATACCTCTCATCATCTCTAATGGCTCAAAACAAATCTGCCCCTGTTGATAAAATTCATTATAATACATAAGACCTAAGAAGTATTTTAAGTTTTCTCTCATTGGAACTAAATACGGGTTTATCTTTTCTTGTAGCTCTCCGGGCAAAGAGCCAATATCTTTACCTGTGCATACAAGTGGTCTAGTTATGATTATCTTTTCAATATCATCTTGATATAAATACTGAGAAGCCATACCCGCAGCAATAAATGATTTCCCTGAACCAGCAGGGCCAGAACAAAAAATAATATCATTATCTACTATTCCGTGTATGTAATTTTTTTGGTTTTCTGTCTTTGAGGAAACTAGTTTGACTTTTGGTCTTAATCTTGACTGCGTGTTCTTAATAAGTCGTTTTCTAGACATGTTTATTTACCATTATGTTAAATTAATTGCCGCTACTTCCAAAGCCGTTATCACCCCTATCGGAGTCAGTCAAGTCTGAAAGTGTTAAGTGAAAGCTTGGCACTTCTTGAAATAAAATCTGAGAAATTCTATCACCTTTATTTATTTTACATGCTTCTTCTCCTGTGTTTAATAGACAAACTTTTATTTCTCCTCTGTATCCAGAGTCAACAACTCCAGCTAATACATCAACACCTTTCTTTACTGACATTCCAGATCTTGGCCAAATCAAACCAACGTATCCATCTGGTATCTCTAGGGAGATCCCTGTATGAAATGCGTGACGTTTTCCGGGTAGTAGATCTAGCTCTTCAACAGAATATAAATCCCAGCCAGCGTCTGATAAATTAGCTTTTGTTGGAGCTTGTGCTAACAGCTTCCAATCATTCAGGATCTTAACCTTTATTCTGTTTTTTTTACAATAGACGTTGTTTGGTTCAAATAATTGTAGCTGTCTGGCTCTGGCATCTGACTCTAAGTATGAACTCATTTTTTTCCTTATAGTGTATAGTTAATGATTTATTCAATTATAATTCTAACCCAAAATCCATATCTTCTAAATCGTTTTTGCTTGCACCAATTTTGTAAGATGTTATCTCATGTTCTTGTGGCGCAACTTGTACGCTTTCGCTGCTCATCCAGTGGTCAGTCCAACCACCGATTGGGTTCTTGCCAACGCTTTCGTAGGGTAGTCCAATAGCTTTCCGACGAGACATACAAAGCCAGTCGATATACTGATGGAGGATTTGCTCATTGAGGCCAATAATTGATCCATCCTTAAACAAATAACTTGCCCAAGCCTTTTCTTCCTTAGCGGCTGATTCAAACATTTCAATGGCCGCTCCTTCACAACCCTTAGCTGTCTTCTGGAATCCTTCCGACTCTTCACTGTGAAGAATCTTAAGTATAGCTTGAGTGTTAGCCAAATGCAAAGCCTCGTCTCGTTTAATAAGCTTGACAATGTCTGCGTTGCCTGCCATTTTTTTGTTCTCTGCAAACGCGAATGAACAAATGAAACTAACATAGAAACGAACAGCTTCGAGGATGTTGATTGAAACGACCGACATATAAATTTGCTTCTTAATGTCAGCTGTCGAGTTCGATCCACACGCCATGCCCATTAGGTTATTATAGTCACGAATAGCAGAATTGGCACGTCTCATAATCTCTGCGTCTTCATAAATTCCACCAAATACTTCGTCGCTATCCGCAAATACATTTTGGATAATGTAGCTATATGACTGTGAATGGATTTTCTCGAAAAACCCCCATGTGATTAGACAAGCTTCGAGTTCACTATTTGTAACGAATTCCAACAACGTCGGAACACCGCGACAAATCACGCTGTCGAGCATTGTCTGGTATTTCAAATTACTAGTAAAAATGAACTTCTCATTATCAGTCAGGCTTTGGAAGTCCGCACGATCCCGCTTCAACTCGATTTCTTCGGGACGCCAAAAATTTTGCATCTGCTTAGAGTCGAGGTCTTTAAAAATCGGGTATTTCAGTTTATCGAACCTCTGGACCCCTAAATCTTTGCCGAGGAATAGTGGCTGGCTGAGTGGATCGACGTTTTTTAAATTAAATACAGTTTTCATATTGAGCAACTCCCTCCTTCGCAACCCATTTCTTTTTCAGTTTCGCCGTCGCCGTCTGGCGAGTTGGCGTAGTAGAAATTTTTAAGTCCGTATTTGTATCCATACAATTGGTCTTTTATTAAAACGCTCAATGGAATGTTACCTTCAGGATAGTGTGAATAATTGTAATATAGGTTCGTCGACATGCTCATATCGATAAATTTCTGCATAACAGCTGCGGTATCCAATACAGCCTTGTTCCCTTGTTGATCCCAAGCAAGATCATAGTAATTCTTGCGCGAGCTAAAATTTGGTACTAGCTGCTTCAAGATGCCATTCTTTGCCTTTTTCGCGATGAGTAGGCTTCTGATAAGCTCTTGGCCGTTTGTCGAGTTCTGGACGACGCTAGAGCTTTCACAGGGCATCTGTGCCGAAACGGTGGAATGACGCAACCCATGCACTTTAATCTTTTCACGTAAGCCTTCCCAATCTTGTCGAAGTGGAACATCGATGATCTCATCTACTTCTTTTTTGTACCAGTCGATAGGCAGTAGTCCTTTCGAGTACTTGGTTTCATCGAATTTATCACAAAACCCAAGTTCAGCCGCTAGTTCACAACTGGATAGTAGCAAATGATATTGGATCGATTCCATGGTCTCATGGATTAGCTTCAATGCTTCAGGACTACCGTAGGCTAATTTGTGCTTAGCCATAAAGCCAGCGAGATTTGTAATGCCAATCCCTAATGAGCGGCGGTCCTTAGTGAAATTTTCTCCTGCTAAGACCGGATAGTCTTGGTACTCAATAATCGATTCTAAGCTCCGTACAGCGATTCTGGTGGCATCGCGAATATCAGCGTCATCTTTCAACTCTAACAGATTTAAGGCCGCTAGAATGCAGATACCGATCTCTCCGTCTGGGTCTTCAATTGATTTGATCGGAACTGTCGGCTGAATAATTTCGCAGCAGAGGTTTGACATCTTAACAGGCACATCCCACGAGCCATGTTCATTGGCTGTATCAATGTTCATTGCGTAGATACGACCAGTTTCCAATCGTTCTTTTGCAAAGATCTGGGCTAATTGCCTTGCTGGAATCTTCTTTTTGAACTTCAGGCTACGCGACCGCTCATACTTGAGATACAGCTCTTCGAACTGCGCATTATCACCAAACGCTTCGTACAACCCCTTAGCTTCGTGGGGGCTGAATAACGTAATGTCTTCGTTTGCGATAAGCCTGTCGTAGAAAAGCTTGCAGAATTGTACAGAATAGTCGAGTTTGCGTACTCGATTATCATCGGTCCCTGCGTTATTTTTCAAGACTAAAACATCTTCGATTTCATAATGCCAAAATGGCAAGTAAACCGTCGCGGAACCACCACGAAGGCCGTTCTGGCTTGTCGATTTGACCGTTGATTCGAATGTCTTGAGGAATGGTATCAGACCTGTCGATATCACCTCGCCGCCGCGAATTGGGCTATTGATAGGCCGAAGTCGGCCCACATTCAAACCAATCCCAGCTCGTCTGGCTGTGTACCGTCCTACCGCATGAACTGACGAGAATATACTATCGATATTGTCATCTACATCGACTAGGACACAAGATGCAAATTGGCGAATGTTTGTCCTGACGCCAGCCATTACAGGTGTTGGCAGACTGATCTTGAAAGTAGAATAAGCGTCATACGCTTCTTTCACTTCCTCGACAGTGTCGAAGAGAGACATGGCAATCATCATATAGGCCAGCTGCGGGGTCTCATAGATCTGACCAGTGTCTCTATTTTTCACGAGGTACTTATCCACGAGTTGTTGTAGTCCAGCGTACATGAACAGGTCGTCTCGGTTGTGCTTGATATATTTCCCGATTTGATCGATCTCTTCTTCGGTCCATTTTGATTCGACCTCTTTATCGTAAATGCCAGCGTCTACGTTTTGCCGAACGAACGTCAGGAAATCCGGGGGCAATTTCCCGCCCCATATATTTTTCCGAAGCCAGCCATTGAGTAGTCTAGCGGCCACAACCTGATAGTTGGGTGATTGTTCGCTTATCAAATCATTTGCCGATTTGATCAGTACCTGCTGGATTTCTGCGGTCGTGATACCATCATAAAAGCTAAGATTAGCGTTCATTTCGACTTCACTAAGGCTGACGCCGTTCAGTCCTTCGACTGCCCTACCTACGACCTTGTGTATCTTTTCAATATCAAGGGGTTCTGTTTCCCCATCAATTTTAACTACATTCATTCTAATTTACCCTTTCAGTTTTTCTCGATATTCGTCACTTGTTTTATCTTGCTTACTACTGTTGCACGTATGGCAGCACGGCTGAACGTTGTTGAGAACATTCAATCCTCCTTGAGCAAACGGTATGTCATGGTCTAACCCAACCTTCTGATCTGTTCCACAAAAAACACAGGTGTCACCCATCTCCTTGAATTTTGCTTCTACCTCATCGACATCCAACCTATTATCGTCGTTGTGATGCGTCCGAGATCTGCGATTCGCGTTATGTACTGCCCTCCTTAACGTGTTTTTGGCATAATGAGCCCTATGACAAGATTTACAATGGCTTCTCAAACCGTCAGAATTATGCGAACACTTCGAAAATGATTCCTCACCCCGCTCATAATCAACGCCGCATTTCGGGCAAGTCTTCGGCCCTTTTATAATAGGATTACCTCCTTTCGCCTTGATCTTAGTCCGCCACTCGGCACTACGAGCTTTCTTACAAGACTTACAATGGCTTTCCAAACCAAACGAATTTCGCTTATTCTTAGTAAATTCCTCAACATCTTTCCAAGTTTCGCAATCGTTGCACCACTTGGCTGTCCCACTAACATTCATAATCTTCATTTATATTTGCTTCTCCTTGGTACGTATATTATAGTCCGGCTGACTATAAATCTTCGTATGAAAAATCAATATCTGGGAAATTATCTATTATAATAGTACCCCCGTCATCTTTAAGATCAATGCCAGAAATACCAAGCGATAGCCTGATTATTTTTTTTATTGTTAAAATTGGCTTGTTATTTGAAAACCTAATTCTAACACATTTATCGTCATTGTCAATCAGTATATTGACTTTATTAAATATTTTAACGTAAATGCCTTCACTAAAGCAATACCCGACTTTTGAATCGAGCATTTGCTTTAGTATTTCTAAAGATTTTTCTAACATTTAAATATTGCGACTTTATAGAAAGACTTTGTAGTTTACAATGTCGGGTCAGAAATTAGATGTTAGTTTATTTTTTATTGTATAAATTTGCTACTTTCGTAGCAGATGTAAATCCGTTAATGGTCTTGACTTTCTTGCCGTTTTCTATTAAACAGAATTGAGGGACGGAATTTCCGCTCTTATATTTTGCCCATAGTTTTGGGTATTTTCTGATATCTACAACCCGAACCATTGCATCTTCAGACTCAGAAACTTGCCAACCAGACCTTTTTAGGCTTGGAATTTCAGAATCTTTAAAACTGGCGCATGGTCCACACCCCTTCATAGTAAAGAACAGAACTTGTTTATCTACTGGTTTAACTTTTGGTTGTTCGCTCTGTGAGTGATATGGGCACGGTGTCGTGTGTCCATCTCCGTGAGTAATAACTCCAGACCCTTCGCAAACACACTTGTTAACATCTGGGTTTGGTTCTTTGTCTTCATTAGTGTCTTCGCTTTTCTCATTTACAGAGTTTACAATGTACGCTACATACCCCTCTGCGGCATAATCATCTATATTAATTTCAGAACCACCACCTCCAATAGAAAAGTTTGGAATGAATGAGATTATTACTAAAACTACTATCACTAGTGTACTTTTATTCATTAGATTATTCTCGTATTAAGTTTTTGAGGTTGAAAACCAACGTAGCTAGAGTAAGCCCAAGAATCATTTTGTTTAAATATCTTTTTTTCAATTACGTCTGCGTCAACCCAAAAAGATCCAGTCGGTTGGTTATTACGCTTTGGTCCACCATTCCAAGCACCCCAAGAATTTTGCACTAAAACGCCGGGCCTTTTGTGTGCGTCGTCTACGCCTAAGATGCACATTTGGTGAGCCCAGCTACCTTTTGGTTTAGCAAAACCATCTTCGTCCCTAGTCGAAGAAAAACCTTGCATACTAGCGATGGTAACGGCATATCCATTAGCAATCAAGTCTCGACATTGCTCATATGTATCAACTCTCGAAACCACTTGGATTGGATGCTCTTTTGCTATTTTTAAAATACTTGATGGCACCCCCTTACTTCCTCTTCCCCAGTCCCTTGCTTTGCTTCCGCTATATTTTCTCAAGTCTACATTACCATACTTTTTACGTGGAAGAGCGCCGTACTTATTGACATACTTTGCAGCCCAAGCCCCAACAGAGCCATCGCCGCGAATTCTGCCCCCTCCTATTTGTACTCGACTTCCGGCATAGATATCTTCAGTAGCTGTTTCAGCAACCCACTCTTCAAACTCTTTCTTTATATAAATATCAACAGCCTTAACCGCGTCAACAGCGTAAGCCGCACCTTGAGAAACGCAATTGCTTATAGCTGCTCCAGAACCCTCTAGAAAAGTATGGAGATAGTGTTGTACCCCAATATCATAAACTTCTTCATGCGGACCTTCTTTAGCTTCAATTTTTGTGATTGGCATAGCCAAATATTGTTCATCTCGCCATATGCGGTGAGAACTTTTATCTAATCGCCACTTAAGAGAGTATGAGATCTTATTCGTTTTGTTGGTCCTCTTATCAAACCTTTGACGTTTATTCAAGCTTGGGATATACCCCCTTGTTAATGCCCATAATCTTAAACCATGAACCAATGACGGGCTAGTGTTTTCAAAGCATTGAGTCTGCCCGTCTTTACTGGTGTAGCCATCTGAATCTAACAA